AGCTGACCAAGCAAAGTCTTTTATGTTTGTAGTGGTTTTAAGGTCTACTATCCTATTAGTGGCTAATACGTCTGCCTTACCTCTAAAGGGCATATCTAATACGTTGTCAATAGCTGGTATTTCAAACTCTGCTTTGGTTATTAGTTCCTTTGCGTGTTCGTTTCTGTAGAACGCATCTACAAGCCTCTCTGCTTCACTTCTTTCCTTTGCGGTATACACAGACCCAAACTGCTCTTTAGCCTCTCTAAACTTCTTTGTGTTTCTACTTTGTACCTCTACAAACTTTTGTGCCTCAAATTTTTCTGGCTCAAGGATTGCCCAATGAAACAAAGCACCAGCTCTCAATGCCGCGCTTTCGCCACTACCATACTTCAAACTAAAGTTATATGTCTTTGGGCTTGATAGAAGCTGTTTAAGGCTACTACTACTTAAAGCAAGGGTATTTAGTTCCCCATAGTAAAAGGTGTCATCTTCCATACGCTTAAGCAGTTCTGCTCTGTCGTAGTATTTACCATCTAATAGTTTTATCTTATCCATATTATTCAAGGTCATAGTTTTTACAATCTTCGGAGCAGTATGTCTGTCCGTTTGTTTCTGTGTCGCAAGTTCTACAAGTGCTTACTGCGTCTGGTTCGTCTATATAGTGCATTTGATATTTGTTTAAGTCGTCTTTTAATTGTGTTATTTCTTCTTGTTGTTTTTGTATCAGTTCGTTCTTCTGTTGTCTAATTAGCTGTACTCTTTTATGTAGTACCTCAACCTCTGTACGCAAACCATTTACAAATGTACCTATTTCATTCATAGCTTTAACGCAGTTGCGTAAGTCGTTGTTTAATGGTTTATCATCTTTCCATTCCATTATCTTTGAGCCGAGCCAATTAAACCACAGATTATATGCTTGCTTTTGCAGTAAATTCATTAGCTACCATATCCAATCATAAACCCTAAACAAAACGTAAGGAAGGCAAGTAATAAAATAGATGCCATTACTACCAGTTGTCTTTGTTCTGCTTTTTTAAGTTCTTTTAATTCTAACTCTTTTTCAGTTAATACCTCAATTCTGTTTTTGCGTGTTTGGATGTGTAATCCAGTCTTTGTCTTTTTCATTGTTATTGTATGTTATAAATTATACTTCTTATATATAGTTCTCTATCCTCTAAACGTTTCTTCATACGTTCAGTAACCCCTTCCATTTTATTAAGGTGGTGTAGCGTGGCTTCTATTTGCTCTAACTCTTTTTTTAAGTCTTGTAACTGTGTCATAATATAAGGGGGTTTTTACGCCCCCCGTTTGTTTACTTTAATCTATTATCTGTTGTAAGGTGGTTGCTCATAAGAGAACACAAATAGTCTTTTTGTTTAGGTTGATTTTCTTGTATTTTTTTATAGCTTTCCTTAATTAACTTCACATATTTAGGGGTATTTTTAACCTCTTCCAATATTTCAGAAAATAATTGAGGCGAATATTTTAAATTTCTTTTTTCGATTAATTCGTTTGTTAAACTTACATATGAGTTAAATTTTTTCATTTTGTTTTGTTTTTGTTTTATATTACAAATATACAACATAATAAACGTTATAAACAAATTATTAACTAACTTTTTTACGAAAACTTTACGAAAACTTTTATCCTACTTCTTGAAACTGTTTAAATTAATTATTGATGCTTGTGCTTCGTCAAGCAAGTAACAAGGCTTTAATAGTTTCTTTTTAGTCCATAGCGTTGTGTCTGGGCAGTACATATCTTTCTTCTTCAAGTCTGTTAGGTTGTTTAGCCAATACATATAATTACCTTTTGGGTCATTAACAAAGTATAGGGCTATCTTACCAGTTTCTATTAGCTTGTCGTACTTGTACACCTCTAATAGTTTTTCTTTGTAGTATTTGTTTCTGAACTTCATTTCAATTACTACTTCTGCTCTCTTTCCATTTTTTTCTGGTGCATAGCCTATTGCATCGTAATGCTCAAAGCCTTCGCCAGTATGTGTTAAGTTCCATCCATCTAAATTTAAAAGCATTATTACAGCTTGTTCCCACTTGTGTACATTTTTTATCATTTATTGTATAGTCTGTCAATATCGGCTATCCATCGTTTTAGTTCTTTGGGTCGGCAACTGCAAGGCTCATAATAAGCGTGATTAAAATACTTTGCGTGTAGCTTACATAATAGCTTGTATTGTGGTTGTGTTAGTTTGCTTGTAACCTCTGCCTTAAATTGTTCCCATTGTTTTCTGTGTTCTATTTCCATAAGTCTAAATCAATATCGTTCCACGAATCTCTGCGTTTGTCGCATCCGCATCTATCTCCCCATATCTTTTTTACTATCCAACGTATGCCAGTATAGTATGTTATGTAGTATACTAAATCTCCTAATTTCATAAATCTTCTCTTTTAATGTAATATGCTTTTGTGTATTTCATAAGTTTACAATCCCATTGACTTACCTTATCGTAATCAATAAAATAAAATTCTGCAGTTTTATCATCTATAATATATACAAACCAATATAAATCTATTTTGTTAAGTCCTTTTTTATGTGCTTCTTCATTAACAAGCAAATGAGAATATTTAGTTAATTTATTTGTTTTAACATCTATTCTTTTACCTTTTAAAATAAAATCAGCATTTTTACTTGACTTAAAATCTAATAAGTTTGCTATATTAAAATGTATATTTTTTTGAGTTAAATATTCTATTGCAATTAATTCGCCTAAAACACCTAAAACATCAACTTGTTTATTTTTAACTCCCCTATCATACCTTTTGTTTATTTTATTATTTTCTTTATTCATCACACCTCTTGCATAACCAATTTGCTCTGCTATTAACCAAAAAGATTTGGGATATTTAAATTTAATCATAACTGCTCTTTTATATGTTTCTTTGCGTTCGTGTATGTGTTGTAAAGTGAGTAATAACTTATGCCAGTTTCTCTGCTTAACGCTGCTACGCTTTTACCACTTGCGCATATTTCAAATACTTTTCTATCGTACCAGTATAGGTCATCTAATATGCCATCTATTTGGTCTTTGCGTTTAGCGTATTCTACTTCGTCTATCCCTAAATCTTCTGCTTGTTTCAATTCGTCTATTTCTTCTATGTATTCTTTTATTTGCCTTGCTTCCTTTTTGTGGGTGTTTAAGTATATGCCTCTTAATACTTTCCAGCAGTAGTAAATATTAACATCATCGTTGTGCCATAGGTCTAACCCTTTATCTACATCTCTTATAAGTTGTTCGTACATACTCATAACAATGTCCTCTGCCATACTTTTGTTACATCCAAAGGCATACACTACCCTTAACCAATCTTGGTGTCTTAAATAGGCTATTTCAACAAGGCTTTTTTTCATTCTAAAATTTTCTTTTTTGGCACTACAAAATATTCTAATGGGTCATATATTTCGCCCACTACAAATGGCAGCCCAAACTCGTTAATACTAAAGCTAAAAGTTTCAAAAGGAAAACCCCTTGAACGTCTACACATTACTGTAACCCAATCCTTGTTTGTTGTATTTAATTCTAATTCTATTACAGTTTCCGCCTTTTTTTCAAGGAAACTACCAAGATGTCCAGTTCCTAATTTTTGACTACCATAGTTCTGGTGCATAACAACCATTATGTGTGTATTATAGCGTGTTGATAGTTGCATAAGTTTAGCTACCATCTCGTTACAAGATTTTAGGTCATTTACATCTGCGACTAAATCTGCTGCGCCATCTATAAAAACTACACCAGTTTCTTTTCCGTTTTCTTTATTTTGTTCTAATGACCATTCTATAAACTCTAATCTTTGTGTATAGCTTAATGTTCTTAAGGCATAGGTTTGATAGCAACCTACATCTTTTATGTTAGCCATTTGCTCTGCTCTCTTAAAGCATCGTGCAGCGTGAAAATGTCCTTGCTCTGTATCATAGTGCATTAAGCATTTACCCTCTCTGTGTCCTTTTAATTTACCACCAAAGTTATTACCACCACTTAAATATACTGATGCAAGTAGTGATACAAAAAATGATTTTTTGCTTTTAGGCGGTGCTGTGATATAGCTTATGTTTCCGTATGTGGCTAAACCAATAGGGTATGTTAATTGTCCACCCTTTGTTTGTATTGTCTTTTCTCCTAAACTCAAAGCGGTTGGTGGGTACTCAATATCCATAGAAGTGTCTATTGTACACTCTTCTTTTATTAGCTCCATCAACATTTGTTGTGTAGTTTGTTCTTCTGTCATTTCTTTTGTTAGTTATTGTTTTGCTTAAAGGTATAAAAAAAGGGGGTAAAAACCCCCCTTGATTATGAAAAAAATTAAAATGGCAGTCCGTCTGCCTCTGCTGGGTGTTCTTGTACAGCTTCTTGTACTTCCTTTTCAGCGTTCACAATAGTTCCGTTGTTCCAAACTACCTTACCATTCCCAAGATAAGTTTTCTTTTTCTTGGCTTCTCTTTCTTCTTGTGTTTGACTAACATAGATACCAGTATTATTTCCGTATCGTGTTTCGTCATTTACTGACATTGTAAGGTTTATATACACCTTGCCATTAGCAGCTGATACAAACTTCTCTTTTGGCAATGCTGCCACGTCTAAACTAAAATTAATTAATGCACTCATATTTATTTATTTATAGGGTTTTATATTCTGTTTTTTGTTTTTTAAAACTTTCACTTTCATCTTCGCCAAATACTCCAAGTTCATAAAAGCCAGTTAGTTTTAGTACCGCTCTACTCATTGCTCGTTTCTCTGCCATCTCGGCAACGTACCAGCTATTGGTGTTGCCATCCTTGTAGCCTTCGCCTTTTAGCGCACTACCAAAGGTTTGTATGCTTTTACCATCTTTTTCTGCAAGTGCTTTAAATACTGCAAAATTAGGTTCACATTTAATTACTTCATAGTTTACACTCATTTGTTCAAGTGCTTGTATCTTGTCTATACCTTGTCTTGTAATAATTGTGTAATGCTGATGCTTAAAAAAGTCATCTTTAGTTAGGTTATACTTTTTGTACAACTCTGTTAGTTTTTCCTTGTTCATTGTTCTTTGTTTAAAATTTCTACTTCTATTATCGCTTCAAGGTATTGTACTCTACCTTCTAAAGCCTCTATCCTTGCATTTAGATAGTCTATTGTCGTTGGGGTTGCTGCTCTTTTCACGTCCTCGTAATGTGTCATTATTTATAAATTATTCTGTAAAATAATCAAAAGGGTTGTTTAAATAGCCACAGAAAATACGCAAGTCCATAACGCTGCCATATTTTAAATCGCTTACAAAAACTTTTTCTTCAAGTTCTTCATAAAGCTGTGCAACTAAATCTGGGTACTCTAAATTAGCTACACTTAATTTGTCTTTGTACAATGGGTGTAATCTTTCTAATAGTGTCATTTGTTATTGTTATAATGGGGGTTTTTACACCCCCTAATTTTTATCTATATAAACTTTTTAATTTCTTTGCTCTACCTTGTAGCTTATTATAAGCCTCTATATCGCCTTTAAATAAAGCTGTTTGAGAGCGGTTTAATAAACCTTTGTAGTATTCTACTGTTGCTAATTTTAGTTCTGTTGTTGCTTTCATAATAATTGTTTTTGTTATTGTTGGTGTAAATATACAAACAAATATTTTATATAAACAAATTATAAACAACTTTTTTTTAAATTATTTTTATTCTTATCTGTAAACCACAAAAAAACCACCTTGTGATAGGTGGCTTAATTGACTGCTAAACAGTTGAAAACAATAACAAGACATTGGTTAGTCTATTCAAAGATACACATTATTAGCGTTATATAAGTAAGGTTTATTGCGAAGTTATTAACTAAAAGTTTTGTTTGTCTTTTAGTTCTTGTAGTTTAGTCTTGTATTGGTCAAATATTTCTTGCCATTCTGGGTCTGTAAGTTTTAGCACCCCTCTTGACTTTTGTAGTAGTTCTTGTGATAGTTCTTGTCCCAAAGCTATACTATACTCATATTGACGTCCATATTCAAATCTGTTACACTTTCTGCATTGAGCGTGTACGTTACGTTCATCGTACCTTGTTATTAAGTGTTGTCTACCAATGAAGTGTCCAGCATCTGTTTCTGTAAAGTGTACCTTTTTACCACAGCTTACACAATTACAATAACCAGTATTGTTATCCGCATCTCTACGTCTTATAAACTCGTGGAAAGGTTTATCTATCTTATTCTTCCAATACTTTAATGTCTTTTTTTTTGGCATTGTTTTGGTTTTTTGGTTTTAGAATACACCTCAAAACGCATATTCATTATAAATTTGTTTTTTATCTTTTTATTTAGAAATATATTTATATCTATATATTTAGAAAACAGTTTTTTATAATAAATGGTACAAAGTTATATATTTATTTTTAGAAAAAAAAATTATTTTTTTGTTTACTTCTTCCAATGCTTTGTAATCTTCTCTGCACTACGCATACCAAAATACCCACCATAGACTAATAATAAAAGTGAAGAAAGTAAGTCTATCCAGTTAGGGTCTATTTTAAAGCCTTCTAACGAACTATCTAATATTATATATACAAATAGTGTAGCGGTTAAAAAAGCAAGCGTTAATGGTCTTATATTGCGTGTAAGGTAGCTTTCTGTTTGGTTGTCGCTTACCCATCGCTTTGTGGTTTCTTCCATTTCTAACATATCGTATCGCAGTTCTTCAAGTAGAAGTTCTTTGTCTGCTTCTGATAGTTTATCGTCTTTGCCTATCTTATCTGCAAGGTCTTTTAATTGTTCTATACCAGTAACACTACCAACAACCGATAATAGCTCTGGTGCTACGTCTTTACCTTGTTTCACGAGCCACCTTAAAGCATCGCCTACTCTTGTAGTGCCATTCTTTTTCTTGTACTTACCCATTCCATCTCGCTTTAGTCTTCCTTATGTCCATATGTACAAATCCTTTTTCTTCATACAATCCTAAACCGCCTTGTAGCATATGTCCCATATCTATAAGTTCCTCTATAAGTGCGTATACCTCTGCTGGTTTTAGGCTCTGTATAGTTATATCTGCTGCTTTACCTAATAAGTGTTGTGAAGTTTTTGAGCCGCCTACTTTAGCGTTATGCTCTGGACATCTGTAAGCACTATTAATGGTTATAGGTCTACCAGTATAGTCCCTTAAAAATTGTAGTTGTGATGCAAGTTTAATAATGTTCTCGTATACCTCTAAAGGCATATCACACCCACACTTACATTCAAACTCTTTTAATTTAAAGTTTTTCGTCATCTTTATTACCTTGATGTATCTTTTGCACAGTATAAACAATAGAAGCCAGTAAAAGAATAATCTTCAAACTGTTCTCAACGTGCGTAAAGCTAATCCCTAAAGAGATAGCATTAAAAAAAGCTACCTTTAAATCACTTACACTCATAGCATCAGTCCCTTTAGAAAGTTATTCCATTTAGCTATTAAGTAAAACTGTAAAGCCTCAATCTTGTCTGCTATGTATCTTAATCCTTTTACCATAGCTTATGAGAA